CTCCTCTTTATTCCTACATTTCTAACCTTGCTAAAGAAGTCGCCCCGCTGCTGTGTTAGATATGTTCGGGTTGACTTTGTTTTAATTGAAGGCTCTATGGTGATTACGTCATCCCACATAAGCATAAGCTCTATGGCGAACTCCTCTACTGTCATCTCGGCAGCAGTCTTTTTAGACATTATCCCTCGCTGTTCTTGCTTCATATTCCCCTCTGCTCATTACACCGTTCACTGTACCTAACCACTTTCTGCCCCCAGATGTGCTAAATGAATACTTCTCGATGCGGCGTTCCGCAATTAACTCACGAACAATTCTATCCATTTGCGGTTGACTGAGTGAATGAAGAATTGCTGGAGCGTCTGAATCTGTCTGCCTTTGAGCCAAGCTGTCGGCACCGCCCATTTGACACAAAGCTCTACCGTCACGCTCACAAGCCGCAATCCAGCTATACATAGCATCTTTGCGAGCTTGAGCCTGGTTGCTCTGCCCCAGATTCTGAATTTGTTCGGTTCTGTCCTCCAGCAAGCCCGTCAGTACATCACGAACAAAATGCCTTATGTGCCTGCTGGCAGGACCGTTAGACTTAACCACAGCACCATCGAAGCACCTATTACGCTCATACTGAATACCTAAGTCATTACACCGACCAACTGCTGTTTTCTCATCTACTTGCCACAAGGCGAATGCAGAACGTACACCGTCAACTAGGGCGGATGTACCCCTAATCATATTGCGAGCCTGCTCTGGCCTGCTGATAACCGTGTCATCCTTTACCTTTGTCATATGGTGACACACAAGTACAGAAGCCCCCGTTTCGGTTGCCACGCGAGCTAATAGCCCTGTTAAAGCCGCCCCTGCCGCAGGGTCAGCATTTACGTCTGCATGTACGAATGATGCCAACGGGTCAAACACAATCAGCTTTAAATTTTCTAACTGAATGATTTGTTCGTATATTTTCTTGAACTCATCAGTCTCAGAGTAGTCGCCCATTGATTCACGCAATACGGGGAATACCCCGCCTACGTTTGGTAGCGGAACCACATGCAACTTGTTCGGGTAATCGAATCTGTCGCCTGCTTCATCTAATCGCTCGATACGTCTGTGCATCTCAGATTCATCATCTTCTGCTGTAAAGATAACAACGTCCCCGAACTCTTTTACCATGCCTCCGAAAGCGTTTTGCAGGGGCTTGCCCGATGCAACCTTCATAGCCAAGTCTAGGGTCATCATGCCTTTACCAGCGTCCCCTGCAGCGGCAAAGATAATAGGCACACCCAATGGGAATGTACCGTCAACTAGAAAATGCTGGATAGGCGCAGAGCCTGTAAACCTAGAGATAAGAAGGCTATCGTTAAGAAGATTAATAGTGCGGTGCGTATGTCCCACACCATTTCGTATAAACTCATTAATGTCCATACCCTCTTCAATGGCGTCAGCCGCATCCCATTTAGTAGGCTTACCCGCAGGAGGGTGTAGTATGGTAACGCTATCTGCATCAGCGTCCAGCGCAACTTCCCGAACAATTTCTGCGAGCCTCCTGCCAGCATCATCATTGTCAGGCCATATAATTAATTCCTTGCCCCTAAGTGGCGTAAAGTCGAACTTATCTGCGTTCTTACGGGTTAAGGCGCCTGCCCCTCCTAATGTACATGTAGCGGCTATACCAACCTCAATAAGGGCTTGAGCACACTTCTCACCTTCTACCCACACGACCCGCTGTTCTTTTAAAATGTTCGGGATATTGTACAAGGGGCGAATCTCAGGGGCTTTTGGATACGAAACGCCTGGAATGAATGGCCTGAACTCTTTCTTACCGTTTAAATCGTATCTACGAACAGTAACAAGAACTTCGCCATCCCGACTGATATAATCCCACTGCCCGTTATGGGGGGTATTTGCATCAATACGAACTTTTTCTGCAACTGGCGAGCTGGCCTGTGGAGGCACATTGTTCAGGTTTATGCCTCCGTTAGGCATACGCCAAGAAGGTTCCCTCACAACTCTGCTAGGCTCATCTGATAGATATGACCCGAAAAATTCCTTGATTTCAGGCAAACGCATACCGCGAGCTTCCATGAGAATCTTAACAATTCCACCGATGCCCTCACCACCATTAAAATCCTGACCACGCATAAAATGTGGACTGCTGGGATTAATATCTATCTTTAAACTTTCACCAGCTTCTCCAGCCAGTGACCCGATAAAGAACTCATGCCCCCGAATCTTGCCATTTGGATAGGTTTCTTGCAGTACACTTATCTGTACGGAACGAGGAACCTCATCACTAATTTTTTGCACTAATTCATGCGCGGTACTAGATTTAGTATTGTCAAAACGTAAAACACTCATTATATTGTATCCTGAAGTCTGATTGTTTCCTTTTTCTGATTTCGTTCTCACACTAAAGGGGTCGCTTTCGAGCGGCCTCTTTTTTTTCTATGACCAACAAGTTTGTCGAAACTCACAATATTTGCAAGCAAAATAATCTGAGTTAGCTGCAACACGCGGCAGTATTTCGTTAGCTCTTGTTGCTTTTAATATGTCTACCCCCTTGTCGCTAGTGCGTTGAGCAAGCTCTCTGTCGAACGGAACAAGCTCGTAATAGATTTCGCTTGTATCTTTATTTAGTACAGTAAACAAGGCTGGATTTTCATTTAATTCCATATATGCCTGGTAAAGCGCTATCTGTGCAGCGTACACGGGATTAGCTTCCGCCACACCTTTACGAACAAATTCACCAAACTTTTTACTGTTGGCTGACTTACATTCCCATAACATAGGGTATCCTACGTTCACTGGACCCGAACATATTACGCCGTCTATATGTCCCTTTATCTGCTCATCAGCTACAGCAAACCCAAATTGCTTACCGTTAGTGTCGTGCGTCTTTATTTCAAAGCCAGCATCTCTCAGGTATTTTGCCATCAAATCTTCAATAAAATGTCCCATGTCAAATATCCGCAAGGTGCGAGCAGGAAACATCTTATCTTCATCTGGGGGAACTTGCATGTAACGATACTGAACTTGGCGAGCGCAAGCATTACCGAGTGACGAGCCGCCAAGATATGTTCGCTTTGGCTGAGCGTCATTTTGTTCGCATATAGCTCTGTCTACTTGATATGAGATTAATTCAATAGCGTCAGAATGGAATTTCGTCATCAGGGAAGGGTTCGTTAGAACTGGCGACACCCTGTTCAAATTCAAGAATTCCTTGCTCGGTATAGTCATCTGTTAAATCCCTCGCTTTTTGTATGACAGCAATCAAGCCCAACACTTCATGCTCTTGTAGGTCGCACAATCTCTTGTGCCATCCTATGGTTGTGAAACATTCGCCCACATCTTTTAATGCACTGTTATCTCGTCTGGTATTATTATATTGCATAAGCTCTTGCCTTCTGCCCCTGCTCTTTTCTTAGGGTTTGCAAAAGAAACCTGGAAAAGCTCATCTCCATGCAGCACCAAGTTAGCAACCCCTGTTGTAAAATCTTCCATATGTTCTTTTGTCACACGCTCAATAAAATATGCCATTTCATCCATAACATCATCGTCATCACAACCGTCATCTACTTTTAGAAACCCGTTTATCTTCTTCATGGGCTTGTCTGGAAAGAACAGAATCACATCAATTTCTACTCTCATATTTTGTGACTCCTAACCAAATCATCTAAAGTTATTAAAAAACCGCTGGCGGCATTACTATCACCGCCTTTTGTAAACCTCCCAAACTCATAAGCTGTATTACACAACTGAACAAGCCTGTCCTTAGAAACAATTATAACCGCACCTGTAAGCAACACGAAAGCCCAAAAATCTGCCTGTGTTGTCGTGATGCCCGAATTTCTACCCCTACATTCATACTCAACAAATACTCTGCCCGTGCTATGGGCTATCATATCATGCTTTACTTCTATCTTTTTATTTTGGAGCAAGTCGCCTAGAAATTGTTCGGCTATTTGCCCCACTAAAAGGTCGTGGCTAAAATCGTTATTATAATCCATATCTATCTACTTTTTTTTCTTAATTCATGCCGATGATATTTACAGTAGATACAGATACTTACGATTCGTCAATCATTCCCTTAATACAAAGCCCAATATTCATGGCTATTTGCGGCACAATAGCGTTTCCTAATCCTTTAATTCTGTCCACCCGATGGGGTACCCCATTAACCACTCTGTCCAAGCAGGGTTCAGTTTCCCACTGGGTTGCGCTGTTTCTTTGACCGCTGCACAA